CATTACTGTCTTGTCATGCTCATAGCGTTGTGCAAACTCTTCTCTGAGTTCTCCACGTACCTGTTCACGGGCTTCGTTTAGTTTTGATTCCCAAGCTTCGTTGAGTTCTTGACTAACGTCTTCGTTAATTAGGCCACTATCAAGCAAGGGTTTAATTGCATCAAACATGCCTGGTTCTCCTTAGATTTTGAGATCCCGAATGAGTCTTTTAACTTCATTCTTTAGGTATCTCTGTACTTTGTCGCTTTCGCCAGATTCCCTTGCCATCTCCATCAGTTTATGACCGTGCTTCATGTTCATGAGACCTTCATAAATTGCTGTTGGATAAGCATTGGGTGCGCTGGGTTGTGCAACCACATCTATAGTGACAATTTCAAAGTCACTTACATGTCCTGTTCTGTCGTCCACGTTACCGCTACCACGACTACTGACACCAAGTTTTACACCTGATGTCAGCAATGTCTTAATCAATTCTCCCATGGGAGTTGGCAGTATTTTCAACTTGCCGCAACCAGCATGTCCGTCCATCCACATGCCTTCAACTGTGTGGCACACACGATCTAAATTTATTTTTAAATCATCTGGATGGTCCACTTCACCTAGAACGGAGTTACCGCCGCGGATCTGTTCGTTGATGGTTTCAACTGCCTTGATAATTTCATGTCGCGGATAGATACGTTCATTTGCATTCTTCTTGTCGCCTTCAATGCAAATGCCTTTGAGGTAGAGATGCTTTTTACCGGCCATATCCGCTTCTTCTAAGACTTGGATATTGGCCTGGCTAAAAGTTAAATCTTCTCTTAGGTATCTAGATGACATCTAATTAAGCCTTACGTCCACCGGGAAGTGGGCTCTTGTTGTTTTGACCTTCACTGCCGGCGCCCATTTTAGGCTTTGGTGCTGCTGAAGGCTTTTGTGTGCCTTGTGCAGGTGTGTTGCCAACTTTGCCGATCAAGTCTTTGGTGTTGTTGCTGTAAGCAGATGTGTCATGATGTCCACCTTCGGCTGCACCAGTGTGTACTGGACGGCTGGCCATGCCTGCTTGTCCGCTGTTGGCTGCATAGGTAGACTTCTTGTTTACGCCGCCTTCTTCACTGGTCACTGGCTTTGGGGCTGCTTTAAGACTCACAGCTTCCATCATGCCTGGTTCCATTTCGTCAGTGTCGTCCATTTCAATAGCGTCGCCGCCTTCGTCAGGACCAAATCCATCGCCATCGCCCATGTCGTCACTGCCCATGAGGTCTTCAAACTCGGCCATCAACTGGTCCAATTTGTCTTCTAAATTCATGATGTCGTCTTTGGTGGCTGCTTCACTGCTGCCGCCTTCGTCACTCATGCTAAATTCTGCTTCTTCGCCATCGTCGTCCATGGACATGTCCATTTCTTCGTCGCCTTCGGCTTCCATGTTCATGTCAGATTCTTCTTCCATTTCCACGTCGTCGATTAGGTCATCAGCAGCGTCACCGCCCATCATGCCTTCGTCTAGCTCTTCTTCGGCTTCGTCCATCTCTTCATGTTTGGCTTCTTCAATATCTTCTTCGGCCATGATATTTTCATAGATTTGACGGCTTTTTTCCACAACAATGTCGTGGAATAGTTCGCGGGCTTTCGCCTCTTCGTCATTGATTACATATTCAATCAATTGTTCAAAACGGTTCATATGGGAAACTCCTATAGGTAAAGTGTGCTGTTATTTACGCACGAGGAGAAAAACACCAGGTTTAAGAGGTAGAAAAGGCGTATAAATGTAAAATTGCTGTCACAATGTTTTACATTGCCGGAGGGGCAGGGGGAGGTGCGTACTGTTTTCGCACCAGTTTGAGTTTTTCCTTGAACTCATAAGTTCTCACATCATTCATTTTACGCAGTTTGTTTAACTGACGCAGTGTGAGACGAGTTTTTCGCAAATCACTCTGTTGCGGCTGACTATTGTCTTGCGACAGGTCTTGAAACGCTTCAGGGTCTTTGCGAAAAAATTCGTTTAACAGCATGGTGTTATTTATGCTGCACCAGGGGCAGCAGGGGCAGGCGCACCACCAGGTACCACAGGCACAGGTCCAGCACCAGCAGGTGCTCCTGCACCGTTGGCAGCCATTCCGGCAACTTCTTCGCCGGTCTCAATATCAGCTTCCAGGGCACCTGGGGTAATACCAATACTACGCAGGTCTTGACCTGCATTGGTTTCCAGTTCAGGTTCGTCGCGTTCTTCACGCCACATTTCTTCGTTTTCTGCAATTTCTTCTTCAGTTAAACCCAAGAACCGTTGCAACAAGAAACGCTTGCTCATGTAAGGCAATGCTTCCAACTGTGTAAATGCACCAATACGTGTGGTATCTAACTCGCTTTGACGATAACTGGCAAAGTTTTGAGGTGCATTAAACTTCAAATCAAACAGGCTAGAGTCTATGTTAAACCCTCGCCATTTCATGAACATCTTAAATTCGTCGTCGAGTTTTTGCACAATTAATGCTTGCAATCGCTCGCAGTACTGGTTGAATCTGTACTCTTGAATCAGTGCTGTGCCTACTTTTCCGTCGGTCATTGCACGGTCTGAATCGTCTGGTCCTGTGGGCAAGTAACTGCTAGGCACACGCAAACCACGGGCCATTTTGTTGTTGAAGTATTTCAAGTCATCGATTTCGCCCAGATTCTGTCCGCCTGCCAGGGTGTCTACTGAACTGCCACGTCCGTCTGCACCCTGGGGAAAGAAGTAGTCTTCGTTGATACTAAGTGGGTTGTAACTGGCATCCATCATGTTGTTGCCGCCACCTGTCATGGTGGGGATTCTGCGCTGATGCATTTCGTTTTTGACACGTTCCACAAAGGCCATGGCCAAGTGCGATGGCATGTTGCCCACATCAATTTTGAAGATTCGTCGTTCTGGAGCACGACTCACACGATAGATCAACACAGCATCTTCTAGCAGTTCTTTCTGCTTGAACACCTTGTATATCTGTTCTAATATACTGCGACCAAACGGCCAAAACACATCCAGGCCTTCGTTCAAACTGATGTGTACCACGTGCTTGGCATCCAAGCAAACTTCGTTCATGGCAGTCATAAAACGACTGTTGCCTACGCCACCACCTGTGCCGCCATTGGGCATGGTGTAGTTGGCGTTGCCTGATATGGTGCCTGTCACAGGGTTGGTCATGTAGTCTGTGGTGGTCTTGGCTGCCACAGTCATGTTTTGAAAGTTGGGGTTGATATCACGAATCACATACTGTTCAGGACGCTTGCCTTCTGATTCGTTCACAATCACGCGGGCCACTTTGCTCATGTCCACCCACATCATTTCAAATGTTTCTGGATCACGCACAAACACTTGATCGCCATACTTGATGGTGTTGCGGAACAGTTTGAATATGCGCTGGTCTAGTTTGTTCAGCTTAATCCACTGTTGCAACTGCTTCTTGATGATTGACACTTCGTTGTCTGTGGGCTTGTCACGATAATCAACTTCAAACGGTGTGCCGTTTTGTTCGTTCATTTGAGTGCTGAACTCAGCAATGATGTCCAGGCATGCATTGATTTCGCTGTCCATGTCCATGTTTTCATATTGATTGTAACGTTCAATACGGTTGGGGTGTCCCGAGTAAACTTCGGGCAGTCTTGACGCATAGTTGCGAAAAATAAAATCCGCAGGCATGCCTGTGTCCGAGCCATCGTTTTTGGTGTAGCCAGGCAGGCCAAATTGGTTCCTGCCTGAGATGGGACTCATCACACCAGAAGTGTCTGCCACCTTGAAATACTTTTTCCACGAACCGGATTGTTTGTTGTATGCCATAGTGTATTATTTATTGTTAGTTGCTGGCTACCTGTGCTAATCGCTCACTGGCCTTGGCAGTGGATGCTTGACTGCGACGAATTTCTTCCAGCAGCCCAACCATTTGTTGTTGCAGGCCTTGATCACCACCTCTTTGCATTTGTTCTGCAAATTTACTGATATTGGTCACAGCAGACTTGAATTCATCCCCCATGGTTTCTTTGAAACTTTGACCAATTTGTTCAGCGGCTTCTTTGTCTATTTCCAAACTGGGCATGGCACCCAACAATGCACCTGTGTTGGCTGTTGTGGGCATGGCATTGGTTTTGAAGCTGTCAATCTGCTTGAGTATTGCTCCTTGACTGTCAATCAATGCTTGTTGTGCAGGGCCAGTATTCATCATGCCCGAAGATATGTCTGCATAAGCAGCATCAAAGCCTTTGTTGGCACCTGGATTAACTTTGGTCTTCATGCCACTGGTTATATTGTCAATTGCTTTGAGCATTTCGCTCTGCGGATCCGCCATTTTGTTCTTTGACCGGTCGCCGGTGACCATGCCAAACAACTTGGTCAAATCAGTATTTTCATCTTTGTTGAGCACACGCTCGCCCCGATGCAACTGTGCAATAATGTCTTTGGGCTCAAACAGTTTGCCAATTTCACCTGATGTGCCATCTGCTCTTTGTGGAGGATTAAAAGGATCATATCTTGGACCACCGGGTACACGTGGTGGTTCTGCTGGTGGCGGTGGGGGATTGGTCACTGATGGCGGTCCGGTTATGATCACCGGCAATGGGTTCTGACGAGTATACGGATTAGGAACTGGACTAGGAAATCTTACACCACCTGGTGGTGGGTTTTGTTGCTCAGCCGATGGTCCGGTGACTCCATCGCCAGGTTGGGCCACAGGTATAATAGCTGGATTTGTTCCTTCGCCTAGCACAGTGCCAGGACCCAGACCCCCACGTGCATCCAACCCTGCTTTGTTACCAACAATAGGGCCACTGCCTAGTTTTTTTCTCAGGTCCACCACCAGTTTATTAAACTCAGTGGCCACCGATACCATGGTATTTTTTGCTAGATTTGGAACGCCTGTTTGCACAAATGCCTGCAACGTCAGCATGGTATCATTTTGTGCCTTGCGTAGTTCTGCTTGTGCATCTACTGTCTTGCCGGCTGTGACAAACTGAGTCTCAGTGGCTGCTTTAGCATCTGCCAACTGCTGTTCAGAATTTTTCTTTGCCATCATTCCCATTTTGGCAGCATTGCTGTATGCACCAAACAAGTCATCAAACACTCCAACTTTGCCCAACACACCCATTTTTTCCAATGTATCACTGCCAGCTTCCAGTGTTCGTTGCCGGGAGGCAGCAAGACCTGCTTCGTCTCCTCGAAAACGTCCTGCTTTTATATCTTCAGTTTCGCGTAGACCTTGACCTTGAGTCAACATGTTGTATTGTCTAGCTGCTTCGGTTTGCAAATTCCCCGACACAATGTCTGCAAAACCTTTTTCTTGTCCCATGCTCTTGGCAATGATCAATCTGTCCTGCAACTGCTTGACTTCTTCTGTTTTGCCTTGTCTAGTCAACTCATCTATAGTGGCTGCAAAACGCTGATTGCTCATGGCTTCGTCCAGCGCATCTGACTGTTGCTTGGCACTGATACCGGTAAGTTTGGTCAGTGTATCTTGTTCGCGTATGAACTTGACTGCACTGTCAGCTAATTTTTTATAGTCCTGTTCTTGCCCAAGAGACAATCGATTTTGCATTTTGGCAAATCGCAACGCAGCGTCGGCCTGTTCATTTTCTTCAAGTCCCAATCTGCGCAAACCTTCTTCATACTTGGCCATACCAGCACCAAGATCAGCAAAGTTCTTGCGACCTTTGGCCACTGTGCCGCCCAGCAGTGCTAGGTCATCAGCATTTTGTGCAGCCATGGCCAAAAATCTGTCAAGTTTGTTGACATTCAGTCCCAGTTTTTGAATGTCTTCGAAAAGTCCTTCAATACCGTCAGCACCCACAGCTCCGCTTGCAGCCATTTGACTGAAAGCCTCATACATATTGTCAGCTTGGATGTTGGCAGTTTTTGTAAGTTCGGCTCCTTGTTTTAATATCTGTGTGGTCAAAAACGTAAAAGCAGCAGCCAGTCCTTTGACTATGGCTCCACCAGGCGTCAGCAAACTCAGTCCCACTGCTGCTGTTTGTGCAGCGTTGACCATGTTGTCTATGGAACTGTTGAATACTGCGGCACCTTTTTCCCCGCGATACATGGCACGAGTATAGTCGCCCACTGCGTCAGCCAGATTGCCCATGATGCCGGTAGCAACCTGCACTTTGAATCCAAAGTTTTGTATGCCAGTTTGTGCTTCCAACAGCTTCTGACTGGTTTCGGGCAAAATGTAGCCAAAACGGCGCATCTGTTCGTTGACTTCTTCTGTGATCCTGGCGAGGTTTTCTTCTGGCGTCATGGTGCTGTACCTATAAGTAGAACTATATTTATAGGTATCAAAATGACCCAATCTCACAATCCGCTGCGACAATTTTTCCGACAACCTGCCATCTACTTGAAGTTGCCCAGTGCTGGACGATACTGGCCGGCTGCGTCCTTGGATTTACCTGCCAACGGTGAACTGCCAATCTATCCCATGACTGCCATTGACGAAATTACCTATCGCACTCCAGATGCCTTGTTCAACGGTCAGGCCGTGGTCAC